TACTAGTTATAATGAAGATGGCAAGTGGGTGCATGCCGAGAGGGCGGCAATAGATGCATATCATAGTCGCGGTGGCCGTATTCCAGCCGGCAGTATTATTATTACAACTTGTAGTCCTTGTAGTGAAACAATGGATGACCGCTACAGCGAAAGTTGCACAGACTTAATTAATGATACAGGTGTGGATTTAGTATACGCTGGCTACGAAGATCCCACCCAACATGCAGAGCAGGCCAAGTTTAAAGTTGAAGTGTCTGACAATCAAAAGATACACGAACTATGCCATGTGTTTGCATCAACCTTTATGGACAAAGAAGCGGCACAGTTGGATGAACTTAGCTTCTTAGGATCGCCATGTACCAAAGACTGCTCGGGTCATCGTGCTGGCTATGCCTGGAGCCAAAGCAAAGGTGGACGTGTTGCCCAAAGTCCATTTAGTCCTAGTTTCAATAATGGTAGCCAACTACATGTGGATGGTAAGTAGACCGATGAACGAATACCCTGTATACCCAGAACAAAACGGTGAAGAGGATCGGCCCGTCCTTCCTTATGCACCTGTTTAAAGAATAGCCTTAGGACCGCACTAGTTGCGAGGCTGGGTGGTTACTACCCTGGGTCATCCGACTCGCTACCGGAATCCCAAAAAGTAACTTTACCAAAATACTCTTGCTTTTTTAAAATAATACTGTATAATAGTAACACTTACTCAGGAGAATTAGATGTCCAACAACAGAACTTTCAATGCTGCAGAAACTGCAAAACTTAACCAAATCATCAACGAAGGTATGCAGGTCACAATGGAGATCGAAACACTCACTGGTGGCCTTAATGATACCGTTAAAGCCGTTGCTGAAGAATTAGACATTAAACCAAACATTCTTAAGAAGGCTATTAAACTAGCACATAAGAGTGAATTTGGACGCGAGCAACAGGATCACGAATTGCTTGAACAAATTTTGGTCACGGTTGGTAAGACACTTTAATTATCCCCATAGTGTTATCAAATTATAAAATTGTTTAATTTGATTTTCACGATTAATAGTGTGTTGATATAATTCACCAAATGTTTTGCCAATTCGAGGATTAATGTCATTTGGTGAATATTTTTCCGGATTTCCATGCCAATAAGATCCATAATATTCATATACAGTATTAGTTAAAGGATCAAACCCATCTACTAGAAAAATACTATTGTTAACTGTTATCTTTTCTTGGCGTAAAGGAACATTAAGAGAATCGAGCCAACGTTTTTCGGCCTTGCTAATATTTCCAGGTTTAAGATTAGTTAATCTTCCTAAATACCAACAGCGTGGGCAACCTCCATTTTTTTCTAAATGTTTTTCTGCTTTTTTTAGAAGAAACAATCCATGCTCTTTGCATTTTATTGTAATTGGATGTTTCATGCCAGTATATGTTGAAGCTATTGTAAATTTGTCTGAATATTTAGAGATACTTTTAGAAACAAAATCGTTATGTGTATAAGCAAAATTATGAGAGCACTTAGGGCAACCTTGTTTTGAATTGATATGGCAATATGGCTGTTGCAGAAATTCGCCATGTGTTGGGCATATAATTGTTATTTTAGTATGAGAATTTTTGTAAATAACTTTAGAATAATCATAGCTATTTGAGTGAATTTCTCTTGCTTTTTCTACGTAACTTAGTGTATTATAGCGAATACCGTGTTTTTTATTAGACATTTTTATCTCTGTAAAGTGTATCAGTATAAGTATTTATTAATTAGCAACAAATTGGAGAATTATTATTTCATACATTGACGCTTTATTTGATCGTGAACACGATCGTATCCATGTAGTTGAGCGCCGAGACGGAGAGCGGGTATACAAAGAATACCCTGCAAATTTTGTATTCTATTATGAAGACCTTCGTGGCAAGTTTCAAAGTATATTTGGCGCACCGGTAAGTCGTTTTAGCTCACGTAACAATAAAGAATTCCGCAAAGAACTTAGGATACAATCAGGCAAGAAATTATTTGAGTCGGATATCAATCCAATCTTCCGTTGTCTTGAGGACAATTACAAAGGACAAGACGGTCCAAAACTTAATGTAGCATTCTTCGACATTGAGGTCGACTTTGACCCCGAACGTGGATTTAGTCGGCCGGAAGATCCATTTAATGCTATCACTGCCATTTCAGTTTATCTACAATGGCTTGAGCAAATGGTCACACTAGTGATTCCACCTAAGCACATGAGTAATGAAACTGCTCAAGAAATTGCCAACGAATTTGAAAACACCCTGGTGTTTGATAACGAAGGGGATCTATTAAAAACATTCCTAGACTTAATCGAAGATGCCGATGCATTGTCGGGGTGGAACTCAGAAGGCTTTGATATTCCGTACACTGTCAACCGTGTAACTCGTATACTAAGTAAAGATGATACACGCAGGTTCTGCTTATGGAATCAATTCCCTAAGAAGCGTACATTTGAACGCTTTGGTGCAGAAAACGAAACTTATGACTTGATTGGTCGTGTGCATATGGATTATATGCAACTGTACCGCAAATATACATATGAAGAACGACATAGTTATAGTTTGGATGCTATTGCCGAATATGAACTTCAAGAAACTAAAACAGTTTTTGAAGGTACACTAGATCAATTATATAACCAAAACTTTAAAACATTTATTGAGTACAACCGACAAGATACAATGATTTTAGCCAAGCTAGATAAGAAATTAAAATTCTTAGATCTTGCTAATACACTGGCACACGAAAACACAGTGCTACTACAGACTACTATGGGTGCTGTGGCTGTAACAGAACAGGCTATTATTAACGAAGCTCACGAACGTGGCATGGTTGTTCCTAACCGCAAGGAACGCTATTCGGATGAGGATACTCAGGCCGCAGGTGCTTATGTTGCGTATCCACGCAAAGGCATACACGAATATGTAGGCAGTATCGACATTAACTCACTATACCCAAGTGCGATTCGTGCGTTAAATATGGGGCCAGAGACTATTGTAGGTCAACTTCGGCCAGTTATGACTGATCGTTATATTGCAGACAAAATGCGAGCGGGCAGTAGTTTTGCTGCGGCATGGGAAGGCCTATTTGGGTCGTTGGAATACGAAGCGGTAATGGCTAGTGAGCGAGGCACAGAGATTACTATAGACTGGCAGAATGGCGATGATTCTGTACACAGTGCCGCAGATGTATGGAAGATGGTTTTTGATTCTAATCAACCGTGGATGTTAAGTTCCAACGGAACCATCTTCACCTACGAAAAAGAAGCAATTATTCCGGGACTATTAAAACGCTGGTATGCCGAGCGTAAAGAGATGCAGGCCAAACTCAAAGAAGCAAAGACGCCGGAAGATGAAGAATATTGGGACAAACGACAACTGGTCAAAAAGATTAATCTTAACAGTTTGTATGGTGCTATTCTTAACCCTGGCTGCCGCTTTTTTGATAAGCGCATTGGACAATCAACCACTCTTACTGGCCGTGCAATTGCTCGGCACATGGATGCTTATGTAAATGAATGCATCACAGGCAAGTATGATCATGTAGGCGAATCAATCATTTACGGAGACAGTGTAACCGGCGATACTCTTATTAAGACTGATTCTGGAGAAATAGCTATTGAAGAATTATTTAGACAGACTCCCGAACATTGTATTATTGGTGACAAGGAATATGCTACTGGAGCATTGGCCAAAGTTGTGGGATTTAATGCGTATGAAGATTCTCCTATAATGAGCAATATATCGTACGTAATGCGACACAAAACAAAAAAGAAACTGTACAAAATTACGCTAGAAAATAATAAGTCGGTCACTGTAACCGAAGATCATAGTATAATGGTAGATCGTGACGGATTCCTAATGGAAGTAAAACCCAATGACATCTTGGGTAAAGATTTAATTATCAGTCTGAATACATAAATACTATGAAGATAGGAGTATCATCATATGCCAACATGTTTAGAGTGCGGGTATTCAGCCCCAAGATTACAGTGGACACACTTCAAATACAAATGTACCGGAAAATTCAAAAACGGTAATGAGTATATGTCCGCACACCCCGGTAGTGAGATAATAGATCCAGAATTAAAGAAAAAATACGGGTTTACACTTGACTCGGCTGTCAAAAAGTATGGTGCTGTGGAAGGTCAAAAACGATGGAATGAGTATTGTGATGCGCAGGCAACCACTAATACTTTTGAATACAAACATGAAAAATACGGTTGGACCCGTGAACAGTTTGACGAGTACAATTCATCAAGAGCAGTAACCATTGAAAACATGATCAAACGACATGGTGAAGAAATTGGAGTTGCTAAATGGCAAGAATATTGCGAACGACAAGGATATACCAATACCAAAGAATATTTTATTGAAAAGTACGGTGCAATCATTGGCGTTAAAAAATATATTGAGGTTAACAAGAAAAAGAAAAACCCACACGACCCGGTGAGTATTTCTGAAAAATTAGGAATTACCTTGGACGAGGCGGTAGACATTATCTTGTCGAGAGAAAATTCTGGAAGAAGATATATTAGTAATCTTGAAGAAGAATTTACAAACATGCTTGAAGATAAAGTAGGACCACTTGACTATACCTCAGCTAAACGACCATTTGGCAAATGGTCTCATTTATTGAATACCTATGTTGTATATGATATAAAACACGGCAATTGCATTATTGAATTCAATGGTGATTACTGGCATGCTAATCCCAACATTTATGCTGGCACCGCTACAATAAGAGGTGTCCCGGCGGTTGATATATGGCGCCAGAATGTGTTAAAATTACAAACAGCACAGGATTTGGAATTCAAAACCCTAGTGGTTTGGGAAACAGAATTTCGAAATGATAAAGTTGGAACAATTAATAAGGTAGCAGAATGGATATTACAAGAACAACCGTAAAAAGTATTGATTGTCTCGGTGAGGTGGATGACTATGTGTATGATCTCAGTATAGAAGATCAAGATCCTTATTTTTTTGCCAATGACATATTGGTGCATAATACCGACTCGTGTTATTTCACTGCATACCCTGTGTTGCAAAAAGAAATCGAAGCTGGTACAATGTCTTGGTCGAAAGAAATTGCGGTACAATTATATAACTCTATTGCCGACCAGGTTAATGATAGCTTTCCTGGCTTTATGGAACAGGCATTCCATGTGCCCAGAGAAATGGGCACAGTAATCAAAGGTGGCCGTGAAATTGTTGCTAGTAAAGGCCTGTTTATCACCAAGAAGCGTTATGCTGTATTGTACTACGACAAAGAGAACAAGCGTGTGGACACACATGGATCGCCAGGCAAAGTAAAAGCCATGGGCCTCGATCTAAAGCGTAGTGATACTCCTAAAGTTATCCAAGAATTTTTGAGTAAGATATTAGACGAAGTTCTGATTGGCACAAGTCGTGAAGAAATTATTGAAAAAATTCGCGAGTTCAAATACTTGTTCAAAGAGCGTCCAGGATGGGAGAAAGGTAGTCCTAAGCGTGTAAACAATCTGACCAAGTATGGTAAAGAAGAAGAACGACTAGGCAAAGCTAACATGCCCGGTCATGTCCGTGCAGCATTAAACTGGAATAATTTGCGTCGTATGAATGGCGACAAGTATAGCCTGCAGATTGTCGATGGTATGAAAACTATTGTGTGTAAGCTGAAACAAAATCCACTTGGCTGGACAAGTATTGGCTATCCTACAGATGAAACGCACTTGCCACAGTGGTTTAAAGAGTTGCCATTTAATGACACAGAGATGGAAGCCACGGTCGTTGATCAAAAGTTAGATAACTTATTAAGTGTATTAGAGTGGGATTTGGCCAGCGCCACCAACACCGAAAATACATTCCAAACATTATTTGAGTGGTGATATGAAAAAACTTAGTGAATTTGTTAACTTTAAAAATCAACTCGATTTAATGTCAACTAATAATGTGCAAACAACAACTAACTTTGAACTCAATAAAATTATGCACTTGGTTAATTTAGAAAATTATGACAATCTTTTAGATCAACGGAAAATTGATATACAAAAATCATTTGATGCGTTTGAATTAGAATTAGAAAAAGTAAAAGATAAAGTTAACCAAGAAATTGCGATATTAGAAAAGCCAGAGTTCCAAAAAAGTTATACATTGTATGAAGGCGAGCACAATAATCCAGCCGAGTTTATTCTTAATCTTCGTAAACATACTATCCCTAATCCAGAATTATTTCAAGCTAGATTGTCTAAGTATATCGATTGGCAGTATTCTGCTATGATAATTCGTCCCGGAATTGAGTCTTTTATTGACAGCATGGTAGCACTTGATCCATTGTATCTTGTAGATTTAAATCATGATTATCTGGCGCCAGCATTGAGTAAATTTAACAGTCAATATCAAAATCGACTAAGGACATACACAGTAAAAGAAGAGTTAGACCAAGATATTTTAGGACAGCTACCCAACAATCAGTTTGCATTGTGTTTTGTCTATAATTACTTTAATTTTAGACCATTTGAAATACTTAAAAAATATCTAGATGAAATTTATGAAAAACTAACACCCGGTGGCGTGTTAGTTATGACCTTTAATGACTGCGATCGAGCAAGTGCTGTTCAGTTAGTAGAAAATTTTTATTGTTGCTATACCCCAGGATACCTTGTTCGAGAGTTAGCGTTATCAATTGGATATGAAATTGAGTATTCATGGAATGATCCAGGGCCGACTACTTGGTTAGAACTCAAAAAACCCGGCACAATGACTTCATTAAAAGGTGGACAAACCCTAGCAAAAGTATTACCGAAGTAGTTGCAAAATCTAAATAAACCCTGTATAATAAACAAACGAGGAGAATTACACATGAGAGATCACTTATTAGACTTAGTAGAACACACACAAAAATTAGGAGTTATTGACCTAGTTAAAATTACTGGCGATGATAAATCAACCGCTATCTTTGGTGTTGCTGAAGATCGTAGCGTAGTAGTCGAGGGCGCATACACTAATCCAGTTCCAGAATTTATTGGCCTG